GGAGTGATGAGTCTCCACCCGGTCAAAAACCGGGGTAAACGCCTATGCTACTAGACCCAGCTGGCCGTGAAGGACAGCTGACGCCAACCTCGGGTTTGACCCTCGGTCAGGCGTGGTAGCCAGTCGGTGCCGTGCGAATACGACCAAGCGAGTTTGAATCCGCTGGTAGCACCTCGGGGGGTGACCCCCTTGGAATCGCATAGCGTGGAGCAAGCGAGTATAACATCGCTCTTCCAGTGATCCCATGGGAGGACACTGGAAACAGGGCGGTAGACGCGGAGTTTCTGGCCAAAGCCGTCAACACCGTTAGTCCACCAATGCTCCTCGAGGTCGTGGATCACGAGATCCCCGAGCCTAGAGGGGCCCCTGCACTTCCGGATCTGGTCTGGTAAAAAGGTTAAGACCTTCATCCAGACGGGCTTCATTAAGTCCCAACGCGCGTCAGTGTCAGAGCAAGCTCTGATCACATTGGCTAACGCGATCCAATGCTGTGGTTCATCAGGTAGCTTCTCAATTTTGGCGGTCCTCACGGATTTGCCTGAAAAGAAGTCACCACCACAGCTCTCCCTGAAGGGTCCTTCCGCGAAGGACTTCTTCTTGTTAGGGGTGTGCCCAAAGAAAGCCAGGGCCGCCAGCACACTACGAGAGTGCACAGTGGGAACGATCAAGTCGTCCCCATAGCAGCTGACTCTATCGGGGTCACCTCCCTCGCCTTCTACAATGGTACGTGCGAGAGTGCAAAAGAGCAGGGTCTCAAGTTCGAAGGTGAAGCCGTTTCCCATTGAGGAAAACTTCTCCAACCGAACCCACTTGCCATCTATACGTGTGAAAGGCGCTCTAAGGGAGCTCAAGCGGTTAAACCACTCAGGAGGCAGAACTAGCTTAAGAACACTGGTTGCCCAGTGATCCGAGGCGTTGCTCATGTCTAGAGTGGCAGACAGCCCAGTGACGCTTGCATACTTTGCAAGCGCCTGATGGACTGGCTGACCATGCTCAAGGTGAATACCTAACCGCGGCAGAACCGCGGATCTAAGATAACGGCCGTGATCAAGCTGGTAGGCAACTGATAAGGAAGCCTCTTTAGCACAACCACGGTGTTTCGTGCCGTCCTTCGGGACAGTAAAAAACAAGTTACCTCGGACGGTACAAGGTATGTTCACACCGCAAGCCCGCATTGAGCGAGCCCACGATGTAAGGTAGAACTGTCCAGCATGCTGGATGGTTCCTCTGTACCATTGGGGCGTATTGGACATCTTGTCCGGTATTGTTGTTAATCCCGAACGATCGCCATAGGTAGCACCCCCGCTAAAACGGGGAGTTAACATAGCAGGAGGCTGACCGATAACCCTTTTGATATTTTTACGCCACCGACTGATGAAGTCGAGGACGGGCAAATCCTGCGGCTCAAGCGAGCTAAGCAGGTGATACCTTATCATCCGGGCATTGGTCCGCGCGCACTGGGCTTCTGAAGCCCAAAATTGCGCAACTGCAGCTGCTTCCTTATCAACAGAGGTAGGGATGTCCGCCTTTCGGAGGAGATCGAGACACATGGCTCCGGCTTCGCGTCTGCAGCGTGCGACTCACTCGCCATCTTAAAGGCTCGCTTTCGCTGCGGCTCGTTTCCAAACTTAACCTCGCCGCACACCGCA